AGCTGCCGACACGAATGGAAAAGCAATATCGTAATGCGTAAAAACAAATAAAAATGAGCAAGAACATACTTATAATTAGTCCTAATTCAATTAAAGAGCGTAGTGGTTTAGCTGGTAACGTAGATGAGAAGCTACTTTATCCAGAAATCAAAGCGAGTCAAGATATGTACATACACCCAGCTCTTGGTACTGCTCTTTATAATCGCATTCTTACTGGTATTCAAGCTAATAACTTAACTCCGGCAGAGGTTACTTTAATAAATGATTACATAGCAGACACTTTGGTTTATTATGTGTTAAGTGAATTGAGTGTAGAATTAAATTATCAATTCTATACTAAAGGTGTGGTGCAAAAAACTGGAGAGAACACTATTCAACCATCTATGCAAGATTTATTAGATATTTCAGCAAGATACAAAACAAGAGCAGAGTTCTACAAAGAGAGATTAATCAATTATTTAAAATACCAAGCTTCAATAGGTAACTTGCCTTTGTATATTAATCCAGGAAGCACGATTGAAACGATACTACCGGATAATGACGCATATACAAGCTCTATATTTTTAGATGATTGTTACGATTATAAACATAAGAGAACATTTGCCGAGAAATACCAAGGCAACATTTATAGAAACTGCAACGATTGCTAATGGCAAAAAATTATAACAACAAAAATGTTGAGAAGTTAAAACTCTTCTTGGCTAAAATTGAAAAAAATGACACTAAACCAAGTAATACAAACAATAAGCTCGTTAGGGGAAAGTCATAAGCAAGTCAAAACTGTCTATTTTGGAGACACGTTTGACTTTTTAGAGCAAGGGGATAACAACTATCCGGCTATGTTTTTTAACATTGCTAATGGCTCTATAAGTGGCAATGTGATGACTTTCAATGTTGAGTTATTTACTTTGGATAAAACTTTACAAGATCAAACCAATGTAGAGGACGTAAAAAGTGACTGCATTCAAATAGGTGGGGATATACTTTCAGCTTTAAAATACAATCAAGAAGTTCGTTTAGGCGATGTTTCTTTTGATGTGGTTGAAGAGCAAACTCCGGACTATTTAGGTGGGGCAAGATTTAGCTTTACTTTAGGTGTAGATTTTGTATATAACGAGTGTCAAATTCCTAATTAAACCTATTTAAAATAAAAAGAAATGACTTTATTAGAAAGAATAAGTGGTGCAAGTGGTAGTTACCTTGTATCTAATACATCTGCAAATGTTAGAGAATTTGAAGCGTTTGTAGTTAATACCGATTGCGTGGTTTCATCTTTACTTTTAGATGGCTCAAATGCAGTTTCTTCTATGGGCTTAAGTGGTAAAACCTTAACTACTGGAATGATTATTTTTGCTCCAAGTGGTAAAGCGTTTACATCTATTACTTTAACTTCTGGAACAGTAATTTTATATTAATGATTACTTTAGCATTATTCAGTCGTAGTGGAGTTAAAAAATCTGCTTACAATTTGTATGTAATTCCTTTTATGTCAAGGATTGCAGCTGATAGTGGTTTTTTTGAGGGGCAAGATTGCTTGGTTTCTAAATTAAATGATTTATTATGAGTTTATTAAACGATGCTTCACTTGTATTGATACCAAGTGGCTATAAAGAAGATAAGGTTTATTCTATAATTCCAAGTGATGGAAGTGGAGATTTAGATTTCGTAAGAGGAAGTGATGGCACTCGTATTAATAGTTTAGGGCAAGTAGAGAATGTTTGTTGGAATTTATTTAACGATAGTGAAGATTTTACATTTGGAACATGGAGTAAAGTTAATGCAACGGTAACTGGTAATACTACAGTAGCTCCTAATGGAACAACAACTGCAGATACAATTGTTATTTCTGCCGGTGGTTATTTATATGTTCAAGTAAACTATACTGCAACTGCTGGAGAAACTATTTCAATGTCTGTTTATTCAAAATCCTCAACTGCAGGGTTTTTAGTTTATGGAGGTGCTACAATTGCCGGTACTGATGTTGAAGTTATTGAAAATGTTGGTAATGGTTGGTATAGACACATAATTACAAGAACATTTACTACTTCTGGTACTGGTTTAGTTCAATTTGTTGGTGGTTATTTTTCTCCTGGAACTTTTCAAATATGGGGTGCTCAATTAAACAAAGGTGCTATAAAGCCATATTTTAAAACTACAGACAGATTAAACGTACCGAGATTAACTTATGAAAATGGTTGCCCGAGTTTATTGTTAGAGAAGCAGAGTAGTAATTTATTTTACCCATCTATTCCGGCAACAACATTCGGTAATGGTACTTTAACATCAAATGCTATAATATCTCCAGATGGTACTCAAAATGCATTTTCATTTGTTCCGTCTGGATATGGGTTTATATATTTAGACCCAGTAGTGTATACAACTGCTCAAAGTTATACTTATAGTGTATATTTGAAAGGTACTGTTAATGGTCAAAAAGTTAAATTGTCAAGCGATTTAAATGGAGATTTAATTGATTTAACATTAACAACTAATTGGGCAAGGTATTCAGTTACTTTTACTGCTGCAGTTGGTAGCCAAAACTTTTATATAAAATCTGGCTCATACTTAACTCCGGCAGAAAACAATTTATTTTATGGTTGGGGAGCACAATTAGAAGCATCTGCTTACGCTACTTCATATATCCCTACTACTTCTACTTCTGTAACAAGATTAGCTGACTCTTGTTATAAAACTGGGATAAGTAGTTTAATTGGACAGACAAGTGGAGCTATGTTTGTTGATTTTAATAGAACTAAAAATTATAACGTAGCAGTTCTATTGGCAATTATTGCTTCCGATGATGGAAATAGAATACAATTTGCTTTAGAAAATGACTATATTTATTTATATTCATTGGAAAGTTATATTGCAATAGGTATTTCATCAAATATCACAATACCTTTAGGAAGAAATAAAATAGCAGTTTCTTATGGTGCTAATTATTTTAATTTATATGTTAATGGTGTTCAGCAATATACAAATACAAATAGCAATGTTCCTCCTTTGAATTTATTTAGATTAGGGAGCTATTTTTCTGATGTAGCATATATGTCGGATAGCATTAATCAAGCTTTATTATTTAAAAGAGGATTAACAAATACAGAATTAGAAGAACTTACAACTATATAAAATGAAATCACACGGGCAAACAAATACTCCAACTTATAAAAGCTGGTGCAAAATGAGAGAACGATGTAACAATCCAAATACTAATAGAGCAAATAGCTATATTAATAAAGGAATAAGTTATGATAAACGATGGGACTCTTTTGAATTGTTTTTAGAAGATATGGGAGTAAGACCAGAAAATATGTCTTTAGATAGAATTGACAATAATGCAAATTATTCTAAAGAAAATTGCAGATGGGCTTCAAGAATTGTACAAGGTAGAAATACATCAAGAAATGTTTTTTATTTGATAAATGGAATTAAATATTGCCAAGAAGAAGCAAAAGAAATATTAGGTATTACTATAAAGAAATTACGTTATATGCGTAGTTTAAATAAACTTCCTAATAACATTGAATTTATAGGAAAACTAACAACGATATAATATGGTATTCGCAAAATATGAATTTACCCAAGCTCAATGGGATAAAATAAAAACAAAAATACAAGCTACTTCTACAGATTTAGATGGTAACGAAACTACCTACTTTACTGAAAACGTAGTAGAGTTAGGACAATTGGTTTTAACTCCGGCAGTTATTGAAGATATGCAAGTAATTGAAGAGGCTATCTTATCGGATAAATACTCGGTAGATATACTTTGGAAAGAAGAGCCATTGACAGATTTTAACAAATATGAAATATACCCCGACTCATGTGGAGTGCATACATTCGCTGGATTAGAGGGTTTATATGCAGAAAGATATTATACTAAATACCCAGAAAAAAGACCTTTAAATGATATTGGAGAACCAGCACCACAACAATAATTTGCTACTTGCATCTTCATTGTTTTTAAACATAGCTGCAAACTTAACGAAAAGTGATATTACATTCATACTCGGAGTGATAGTTTCTTTATTGGCTATTGCTAACTATATAATTCAAATAAGAAAGAATTTAAAAAATGCTAAAAGATAAAGATGGCAAATGGTCGCTTAAAAGAGTATTGGCACTTGTTGGAAGTTTATGCTTGTTCGGTAAGTTGTTTTCTCATGAGAGTTCTGCCATTATAGATGCTTGTTTGATGATAGTGCTCATCGGAATAGGTGGCTCGGTCGCTGAAAAGTTTAAAAAAGATTAAATGAAATATATACTACTACTAACAATCATTTTATCATCTTGCTTAACTGAAAAGAAATCGGTTAAGCAGTTGGCTTTAATTCAAAATAAATTCCCCTCACTAATAGCTCAAAATTGTGCTGATAAATTCCCAATTAAAGAAACTATTGAGGTAAGAGAAACGATTACTCATGATACCTTAAAAAGCACCGATACTTTAATAAAGGATAGCATTATAAATAATGAGCTTATAAGATATGTATATCTTCCAGGTCAAACCATCACTAAAACAATCAAAAAGGATAGCGTTATTAGGCTTGAAAATACTGCCAAGCTATTTGTATTAGAAAGTAAATTAAAGGCTTCTAATGAGGCTCTAATTGTCGCTAATAGCAAATTAAAAACATTAAGGACTATTTTATATATAATGTTTGTCTTTTCGGTTGTATTGGTAATGCTTAAAAAACTTATATGGTAATATCTAACAAATTAAGAGAATTAGTAAAGCACTTTGAGGGTTGCAAATTGACTTCGTATGTATGCTCTGCTGGGCACAATACTATTGGATATGGAAACACTTTCTATGAGAACGGAGTAAAGGTAAAGCCAGGAGATAAAATTACTCAACAAAGAGCAGAGGAGTTGTTAGATGTTATATTGATTAAATTCGTTCAGCAAACTAATGAGCTTATAAAATCAAATGTAAATCAAAATCAAAGAGATGCACTTACGGACTTTGCATATAATTGTGGAGTAGGTAATTTAAGAAGCTCAACATTGCTTAAAAAAGTAAATGCTGATCCTGCAGACAAAACTATTCGTGATGAGTTTATGAAATGGAACAAAGGTGGTGGAAAGGTATTAAACGGACTTACACGAAGAAGAGAAGCCGAAGCTAACTTATACTTTTCATAACTAAATACAACTACGATGACAAAAAAACAAATCATTATTGAGTTAAGACAAGAATTCCCTAACACTCCGGTAAGGCAATTCTCAAGAATAGTTTATAATAAACATAAACAACTATTCAATGACTTAACAAGCTGCTACAGTCAATGCAATAAGGCACTCGGTAAAGGTGGCGAAGCTACAAGAAAGAACAATAAAAATGCCGAGCCATTAAATCCAGAAAATCCATACCAATTCCCTAAAAGCGAAGCAGTAGAGAATATCCCTATTAAACTTCCTTTGGCTAATAACAACATTCTTGTTATATCCGACATTCACGTTCCTTACCATGATATCCAGGCTTTAACTTGTGCTTTTAATTATGGAAGAGATAAGAAAATAAATACCATTGTAATAAATGGGGACTTAATTGACTTCTACCAAATTAGTCGCTTCCTTAAAGATCCAAGAAAAAAGAGCTTGGCTTATGAGATTGACGTTTGTAAAAACTTCTTACAAGTATTAAGAGCTACATTCCCTACTCAAGATATATATTGGATGCTTGGCAACCACGATGTTCGCTTTAACCATTGGATGATGGCTAAAGCTCCAGAATTATTGGATATAGCAAATGCTTCATTGGAGTCAATACTTGGCTTAAATGAGCTTAAAATTCGCTTAATTGAGGACACCAAATTGGTTAAAGCTGGTAAGTTATTTATTCATCATGGACACTTATTGATGAGAGGTGCTTTCAGTCCGGTAAATGCTGCTCGTGGAGCTTATGTAAAGGCAAAGCAAAGTATTTTAATAGGCCATGTACACAAAGTAAGCGAACATACAGAAACAAATTTAAGTGGAGATATTACTACAACTTGGAGTACCGGCTGCTTATGTGAGTTAAATCCAGATTATGTGCCATTTGCTAATAATTATTCGCACGGATTTGCACATATTTTAGTTGATAGCAATGGCAATTTTAAAGTAGAAAACAAAAGAATATTCAAAGGCGAAATACTTTAGTCATGGCTGAAGAGTTAGAAGATCAAATCAACGAGGAAGAGGAAATCCAATGGGTAGTTGATGAAACTACTGCTTCCGAATACATAAATACATTCTGTTATGCTCTTGCTACAATGGAGCAGCTTAATGTTATGACTAAAGAAGATAGGGAAGTTATAGATAATATCAAAGCCAAATCCTTAAGAATTGTAGAAAAGTTCGTAAATGAAACATATTTTGAGCTTTTTGATGATTAAATAAGTTATTAAAAACCAATAAGTTAGAAAAACTTTAAAAAATAATTGACAAAATTTGTTAATTATTGAAATATTTGTTTTATCTTTGTTCTATCAAAGCAATGGTGCTGCGATTAAAAAAAACAACTATGAACAAATTAACTATCCTTTCAACATTCCTTTCAGTAGGTTTAATTCAAAATGATTATGTATTGTATGGTTGCACTTTAGTTTGTGTTACTATTTTAGCATCATTATTCATTAACGCTTATAAAAATGAGAACAATGGATAATTTAACTAACTGGCTTGTAGAAACTAAACCAACAAACAAATATTTAGCTTGGTTGTTATTAACTCTTTTAAGAGATACAGACACTATCAATCCGATACATAAAAAGTGGGTTTATAAAACTGCAATAAGTTATTTAAGATTGCCTAATAAACCTTACTCGGATAGAAACCATGACTGGCATCAAGATTGTATTAAATTAATAAACGCTTATCGCAACTCAATTAAATAACTATGTACACTAAAGAACAACTCCACAAAGATTTATTAAAAGATTTAAGAGCTCATGACTATTCCTATATGTATAGCGAGTCGGAAGAGGTATGGTTAAAAGCAAAGCAAACAAGATTTGATATTCAATTCCGCATTCTTAACTTGGTTATAATGCACAACTATAACAGAGAGCACTTGCTTAACGAATGCTTGGGCTTATTTACTCCTCAATATTTAGAGGGGTTAGCACATAGAGAAATCAATAAATTCTTTAACATTTTAAACCAATAACTATGGTTAATAATATTGAAATAATAAGATTAAAAACTATTATTAGAAAAAATAATATTATTGAAAAAGAGAATAAAAATAAAAGTATTATAGCTGTAAATATTGTTGCTAACTTTTATAAAGCTATGGGGTATAACAATTTTAATCTTTCAAAAGAATTAGGAATAGTATGTATTAATGAAATATTAAATTCAATAGGAGAAAAAAATAGTAAATATTATTATTATAAAAGTATTAAAATATTAATTAGAGAATTAAAACTTAACAATTTAAACCAATAACTATGCAACAAATCACTTACAAAGGCTTTCCAGTAACTTTTAGTGCTTACTACCAGCCGGAAGAAAAACAAACACTTGAGCATCCAGGTATTCAAGCTCATTACATTATTGAGGAATTGGCTATATTTGGTATTGATCCTTACGAATTATTAGGTGATAGAAGATATAACTTACTTATAGCTGAAATTAATGAAATTTTAATGAATGACAATGGATAGAAGATTAGCAAGATTAGAGGAAATAGCTACAATATTTGAAGCATCTCTAAAATCCGAAGAAATAGACAATATGCTACATGATTTTTATGTAGATTTGAAATTAAAATGTAAACAAGAAAATATAAAACTATCCATTTATTATGCAGACAACACCGAAGGAGTTAAAATTGAAGAACCACGAGTTAATTAAACTTAAAGCTCAAATTAAAGAATTAAGAAACAATCTAAAGGCTAACAAAGACCAGGTTATTAAAACTGCAATCATGGGGGTATGCAAGGACTATAAAATAAGCTACGAAGATATGATGAGTGGAAGCCGAAGAAGAACAGTAGTATTGCCGAGAATGGTTTTAATGTATAAACTATATCAAACCGGCTTCACAATGACCGAAGTAGGTGCTATATTCAACCGAGACCATACTACAGTTTTGAATGCTATTAGGAAGATTGAAGCACAAAAAGACCTCTATGATGATATTATTTTATAAACAAATTTTGTTAATTAAAAAACTTTACTTATTTTTGTAAAACTTCTGGCAGGAGTTATAAAAGCCACTACAACTATGAACAAATTGTATACTGCTATTGCAGCATTTCAACAAGAAGTACCAGTCATTCACAAAGGTACTCAAGGCTATGGTTATTCTTATGCAGATTTACCAGCTATCCTTTCAATTATTAATCCATTAATGGCAAAGCATGGTTTGGGTTTTACTCAAATGATGACAGAGTTAGGATTAGAAACTACAATCTTCCATTGTGCTTCTGGAGAAAAGATTAGCTCCGTTGCTCAAATACCACAAGGAGTAACTTTAAAAGGTATGAATGACTTTCAAGTGCTTGGCTCTGCTATTACTTATATGCGTAGATATGCTTTAAGCTCTGCTCTTGGACTTGTAACTGATAAAGATACTGATGCTTCTGGCGAACAAGTAAAGCCTGGTATAGATGCTGAATTAGTTAATAAACTTGCTAAATGTAAGGATATTACAGAATTGCAAATGCTATATTCTACAAAAGAAGATTGGAGCAATGCAGAAAAAACTTTATTCACTAATCGCAAAAAATCTTTAAAATAATGTTTGAACAAGACAATTGGTTGAGCAGTAGGCTGGGAAAGTTTACTGCTTCCGAAATAGGAAACTTACTTACTGAAAGTAAAAAGAAAGATGAGGTATTTGGTGCAACTGCTAAAACTTACATTCATAGAAAAATACACGAGATATTAAGTGGCGAAGTAAAATCTTTAGGCTCACTACCGAGTTTAGAATGGGGTAAGTCATTAGAGAACGAAGCTATATTAGTTTATGAAGCTCAAACCGGATATAAAGTAGAAAACTTGGGTGGTGCAAATCCTAAATTCTTTGAGTTTGGAGAAAGAGCCGGTGGTAGTCCAGATGGATTGATTGAAAGCGACAAAGGTCAAGGAGTATTAGAAGTTAAATGTCCATATACCGGAGAAACTATGATTGACTACCTATTATTTAATACTGGAGCTGATTTACTTGCTTATAATAAGAATTACTATGCTCAAGTACAGTTTAACATGGTATGCACTAACACTAATTGGGCGAATTGGGTTGCTTACGATCCAAGAATAAATATGCTTAAGATAGTGCATATTGATAGAGATAATGATTTCTGCGAGAAGCTAATTGAAAAGGTAGAACTTGCAACAATCTATGTAAATAACATTTTAAATATAATCAATGGGTAACTATAAAATAACTCCTCCGGTCGGCACTTTGCACGTTTACGTTGATGGTAGATTAGTCAAAAGCAAAGTACATAATACAAGATACAATCGCGAATGCTATGCAACTGGCATGATTGTAAAATATACCGATAGCATTATAGATTTTGTTTTTAACGATGGCTTAAGAGAGATACACATGTTTACTTATGATCCTAAAGCAGCCATAATAAAACGAGTACACGAAATACCAAGCTATTTTAAAGATGGCATTGAATATTTTGATGACGCTAAATTCTGCCAATGGTATAATCTTGGAGATGCAATTCCTAATAAATTAATTTTACAACCAGCTTCACTTTCACTAAAATAAATAAATATGACACAAGAAATTAAAAAATGGATTACATCTTTATTATTAAAATGGGCATTTAATATTTGCCCAGAAGGGAAATTTAAAACTAAATTTGCTTTGTTTATTCAAAATGATATTATGAACCTTTAAAAACATATAAACTATGACACACTATGAAATCTCCGTAGCTAAAAAAGTAGCTAAATTTATCAAGTCAAATAAAAAGATAACTAACAATGACTTGAGAGCTTTAATGATGCAAGAACATTCTATTCACTTGAGCCAAATCCAAATGCGTAAAATTATAAACTATCTTCGTACAGAGGGGATAGTTAAAAACTTGGCAGCAGATTGGGAAGGATATTGGATAGAGAAAGACCAGCTCAAAGTAATGAAGTATATTAAATCTTTAGAATTAAGAGCCAAGTCAATAATGCAAGTAGCAACTAAAATGAGAAAAGCATTGTGAAATATAAACTCTTAAAGGATATAAAAAGCAATAGAATGGTAGATAAAAAAGTATTTAAGTTATATGGTGCTAAAGATGAGATAGTAGAATTAATAGCTAAACATGGAGAAGTTTATATCGTTCAAGGTAAAAAAGAAAGATTTTCTGTAAAAAAAGAATTTTTAAAGGAAATTTAGTTATATTTGCTTGTTCATAGTTGATTTACCGGTAGTGTAAAAGCTGCCGGTAATTTCTAAAGAACTAATATTTATATAAAAGGGAATATTTAAAAGTAAGGAGTTAAATATTTTCTATTAGGTTTTATAAACCAGCCCTTGTACTCCTTACTACAAGGGTTTTTTATTTTATGAAAAAAGATGCATTTTACTTCCCACACTTTGCGAATGCAAGACACGATAGGAAGATCAAACGAGTAACAAAAGAGCTTGGAATAGAGGGTTATGGTATCTATTTTATGCTTCTTGAGGTATTAAGAGAGCAACAAGATTTTAGATATCCTATTTCGGATATTGACCTACTTGCTGATGAATTTGGGACTTCACTTGCTAAAGTTGAGGTAGTACTTAAAAAGTATGATTTATTTCAAATAGATGAGTGCAATAACTTCTTTTCTATTAAGCAAGTGTATTATTTACAACCTTATTTAGAGAAGTCAAATAACGCAAGATTAGCTGCTCAAAAGAGATGGCAAGGAGTTAAAGATGCAAATGCAGATGCAAATGCATTGCAAGAGCATTGCGTTGGTAATGCAAGTAAAGTAAAGGAAAGTAAACTAAAGGAAACTAAAGAAAAGAAAAGTAAAATAGAATTTGCAGATAAATCTGCTTACTATTCTATAATGACAGAAGTTTATTTTGATTTTTACCAATCAATGTTTAACTTTAAACCTACCTTTAGTCAAGTAGATGGCAAGATGATAAAGGAAATAGAGGCTAAAATAATTGACTTATCAAAGCAAATGAATTTAGCAGTAAGCGAAAACTCAATGCGAGGAAGTTTTAAAAAGCTGCTTGATTATGCAACTAAAGACAAATGGTTAAAAGAAAACTTTTTACTTAAAAATATAAATTCACAATTCAACAAAATTATCAACTATGGAACAAAACAAGAAGGACAAAGAATTGAGCTTGACGAAGAAACCGCAAAGTATTTCGGTTAATCACGCACCAGCTGATTTTAGTCATACAAAAACTTTAGTCCAATTATCAAAAGAATTAGGAGTAGAAAAGATTTATTCCGGAGTAGCTGCTCAATTAAGCAACTTTTTAAACTATATAGGTTGCGAATGGAATAATGCTCAAAAGCAAGATGTTGTAGAGCTTATTTGCAATAACTATGCTAATTTAACTGCTGAACAATGGAAGCTATTTTATGTAAAAGCTAAAACCGGAACTTTTGGAGATATATATGGAAAGTTAAGTCCTATTGCTTTTATGAAATGGGTTAATACTTATGCAGCCGAGTGCGATTATGCAAATGAGCAATTTAAGATACAAAAGGATAGGGAAATAAACGAAGTAAGCGAAGAGATACTGGTTATAGACGGATATTTTGATAAGCTAATAGAATGTATCAACCAAGTAGCAAACAAGCCAGAAACGGACAATAAAGAGCAAAGAATAGCAGAGAAAAGAGCTGAATGGGAACAAACTTTTTCTAATTACTTTAAAAAATAAACTATGAACGTATTATCTCTTTTTGATGGAATGTCTTGTGGGCAACAAGCACTTGAAAGAGTAGGAATTAAAGTAGATAACTATTTTGCTTCCGAAATTAAAAAACACGCTATACAATTAACACAACATCACTATCCAAACACTAAACAATTAGGAGATGTTACAAAAATAAAAGGGACTGATTTGCCTAAAATTGACCTTTTAATAGGTGGAAGTCCATGTCAAGATTTTAGTTCAGCTAATAAAGAAAAGTTAGGATTAGAAGGATTAAAGAGTGGTTTATTTTATGAATATTTGCGACTTTTAAAAGAATGTAAACCTAAATACTTCTTATTAGAAAATGTAGCTATGGACGATTTTAGTTATAATACCATATCTCATTTATTAGGAACGTTCCCAGTTGATATAAATTCAAGTTTAGTATCTGGACAATTAAGACAGAGATCTTATTGGACTAATATAGGACCAGAATATATGGATATGTTTGGAATGAGATATAGCGCAATACCGCAACCAATAGATAAAAAAATATCTTTTCAATCTATTTTAGAAAGTGGATATACTGATAGATTAAAGGCAAGGTGCATACTTGAAAGTGAAAGTAGACCATTAAAAAGTAAAGATAAATTATATAGAAGATATAGCGAACTTGGGTTTGTTAATATTGTATTTGATAATAAAGATTTTAAATTTAATGAAAATATTAGAATATTAAGCCAACTTGAACTTGAAAGGTTACAAACTGTTAAAGATGGATATACAAGCATTTTAAGCAGAAACGATGCAGCTTGTTTACTCGGAGATGGTTGGACAGTTGATGTAATAGCTCACATTTTTAAATATATCTAATGTCGGAACATATACTACAAGTAAATTGCATTAATTGGTTTAAACTACAATATCCAAGAGAGCTTATATACAGTACGCCTAACGGAGGTTTTCGCCATTTTAGTACTGCTAAACGATTAAAAGCAGAGGGAGTAGTAAGTGGAATACCGGATTTGTTTATTCCTACTCCTATGGGCGAATATCATGGGCTATATATTGAAATGAAGTACGGATATAATAAACCAAGCGAAGCTCAAAAGAAAATAATGGCTTATCTAAATAACAAAGGCTACTTGTGTGCAGTATGCTGGAGTTTAGATGAGTTTATGCAAACTATTAACAATTATTATAAATTGTGAATAAAAAAACTAATAAAATAATTTAAATTAACAAAAAACCTTAATTTTACACTATGGCAGCGAAAACAACAGATGCTTTTTACTTTGCAAAGGCTTTACTTTATGCTAAATTGAGTAGAGATTACTTTGATTTTATAATTACAGAAACCGGAGCAACTTACGGAGCTAAACAAACTTTAAAAGGATATACCGGCAGATTGGATTGGATCAATAGAGATTTACTAATGAAGATAACTCATGAAGATTTTAAAAAAATGTATGAGATTGATTTAGCAAATGCCGGAGCTATTGATAGTATGGCTAACAACTATGTAATTCTAAATGAAGAGAACAGAGCAAAACTTGAGGAATATTCCGAACAACTAATAAAAGAACAAAAAAATGTCAGCACTAATTAATTTCAGCCTAAAGCAAGAAGATGGTACATACAAGTACTATACTGCATCTATTAACGATGAGCAAGATAAATATGGCAATAATGTTGCTATAAGTTTACAACAAACAAAAGAGCAAAGAGAAGCTAAAGAGAAAAGGGTTTATGTGGGCAATGGTAAGGTAGCTTGGACTAATGGCAAAATAGAGGTTGCAACTAAAAAAGAAGATTTACCTTTCTAATGACTAAAGAGCAACAATTACAATTTGCAAGAGATAAGTTCAAGGAAATACTTGAGCTTATAGAAAGTAAAGGAGATGACTATGCCAACGAGGATAGATTAAGTAACTTTAAAGAAAGTGCTTGTCTTTTAAATACAACTGCGTTCAAAGTTTGTTTAAACCAAATTGGCATTAAGATTTCAAGAATAGTTAATTTAATAGATAGAGAAGCAAAAAACGAAAGCCTTGAGGATAGTTTAGATGATTTGTTTACATATAGTTTACTCCTAACAATGATCTACAAAGATGAGGCAGCAGATACTAACTGATTTATATAACTCAAAAGAGTTAAGAGAAGTTATCAATAAGATGCACCCAGAGCATTTAAGGGAAGAGTTATTTAGCGAAATGTTATTAGTGGTTTGCAACCTACCAGAAGAAAGGCTGCTACAAATGAACTCCGATGGATATTTGAAGTTCTACGTTATTCGCACCATTTTAAACATGATTAAGTCCAATGATAGTACATTCCATAATAAATTTAGAAAAGTTTATGAGGAAGTACCTAATATAGTAGAAACTCCAAGTGATTTTGAGATAATGGAGGCAAAGTTTGAAAAGGTTGAGGAATTTCACGATAAACTACCATTCTACGAGAACAACCTACTTAAATACTATTTAAAATATAATTGCAAGGCTAAGAAGTTGAGCAATGATACTGGCATACCGGTACGAAGTATTTATGAAACCATCTCTAAAATCAAAAGAAAAGCCAAAATGAGCGACTTATTTAACGAGAAAATCAAATTCACTATTGAGTGCGAAATAGACGTTCCTAAAGAATGGGATATTGACCAAATACTTGATGAGCTTGATAAGGTATTCAAAAAAGTGCAAGAAAATAAAGAAAACAAATTTACTCCAATATGCTACAAAATATCATAGCAACTTTGATTTTAATGGTAGTATGGTTTGAAATCTACCAAGTTCCAAGCTGGAATAAGTATTTAAAAAAGAAGCCATTTGGTTGCGAGTACTGCTTACCAGTATATGTTTATTTAATTATTTCAATTTTACCTATTTATATTAAAGAGATTATTATAGGTGCATTCCTTTCAGTAATCTTATTTCAATTAATCATTAAATTTATAAGAAAATGACACAAGAAGAATTAGATTTTTTATTTGTTACCCAATTAGACAACTCAATCAGTATTCAATATGAAGTATTGAGAAACCTAACTCAACCAGTATTTGAGCAGTATAAAGCAATCCACAATAAGTATATCTATGAAAGCAATGATAGAAATAATTGTGGAAGCTGCGTTTTTGAACTTGTAAACCGAGTATATAATTATGCCAATAAATATAAAGAAAGCCTTAAAGTCGCTGAACAACCGAGTGAAGCACCTAATCAAGACAGTACGAATGGTAAGAAATCTAAAAAGAAAGTAGATGCCAATATATAAGTGCTCTAATGGTAAATACCGAATAGGTAATGGGTCTTGCATTTATGATACTGCCGGTAAAGCAGAGAAAGTATATCGTGCAATCCTGGCTCAAGGGGAATTTGCTACTAAAATAGTAAGTTTTGACTTTGATGACACTTTAAGTACTGCTAAAGGTCAAGAGAAAGCAAAGCAGTTATTAGCAGAGAATTACAGAGTGTTAATCATTACTGCAAGACAAAGCAAGGATAGTAAAAAGGTATTTGATGTGGCTGATAAATTAGGTATAAGAAGAAGTGATATATACTTTACCAATGGTGGCAATAAGTGGTCTGTGGTAAAAAGATTGGGAGTTGCTATCCATTACGATAACAACCAGGAGCAAATAGATTTAATAAATAAAATGACTAAAACCGAAGGCAAACTATTCAAATGATAAAACTAACTACGATCAAATCAAACCCGAACAATCCACGAGTAATTCGTGATGAGAAATTTAAAAAACTTGTTAAAAGCATTGAGGAATTCCCTAAAATGATGGCTCTGCGACCAATGGTTGTGAATGAGGATATGGTTGTTTTGGGTGGTAATATGCGTTTAAAGGCTTTAAAAGAATTAGGTTATAAAGAAGTTCCTAATGATTGGGTAAAGTCAGCTAAAGACCTTACAGAAGATGAAATAAGAAGATTTATTATTGCAGACAATGTTGGGTTTGGGGAACATGACTGGGAAATGTTAGCTAATGAATGGGATGTTGAGGAATTAAGTGATTGGGGTTTAGATATACCTGGTTTTGAGATTGCTGAGGAGTTAGAAGCTGAAGAAGATGATTTTGAAGTGCCAGATGAGATTACAACTGATATAGTTTTAGGAGATTTAATAGAAATTGGGGAACATAGGCTATTATGTGGGGATAGTACGGATAGCGACCAGGTTGCAAAGTTAATGAATGGGCAAAAGGCTGATATGGTTTTTACAGACCCACCGTATGGAGTAGATTATCAAGGTGGAGCTTTGACAAAAAGAACAAAATTGGATAATGACCAAAAAAATACAAATATATATGAAGATGTAATTCCTATGATTTACTTATTTTCAATTGATAAAGCCCCTATTTATATTTGGCACGCTGCTGGATATGCAGATATGGCTTCTCATTTATGGGATAATAATTTAGAGATTAGAAGTCAAATAATTTGGAATAAAAATATGGCTCAATTTGGAGCTTTGTCAGCACAATATAAACAAAAACACGAACCATGCTTTTATTGTTATAAAAAAGGACAATCGCCTAATTGGTATGGACCTACTAACGAAGTTACAGTATGGGACATAAAAAGAGAATCTAAAAATGAATATCATCCAACACAAAAACCTATTGAGTTACCTGAAAGGGCATTAAATAATAGTAGCAAGATAAATGATATAGTACTTGATTTATTTGGAGGTAGTGGGAGTACAATGGTAGCTGCTCAACAACTAAAAAGAAAAGCAAGATTAATGGAGCTTGATCCTAAATATTGTCAAGTAATAGTAGATAGAATGAGGAAATTAGATCCAAGTTTAGTAATTAAGAGAAACGGACAAGTAATTTAATGCAAAAACATACAAAACTTTACCTTGATTACTTCGGATATGATACCGGCTCATTCATACCTTGTGAAGTATGTGGCACAAAGGCTACTGATATTCACCATATTGATTGTAGGGGTATGGGTGGCACGAAAAAGGAAGATACCATAGAGAACTTACAAGCATTATGCCGTATATGTCATATTCGCTACGGAGATAAAAAGAATTATAAGGACTTCTTAAAAGAAACACATAAAAAAGTAATAGAATATCATAAATAACTATGGAACAAACACCAGTCGAATTCTTACAGTCATTCATGGAGCAAAATAGATACTTCATAGGGAATGATTTACTAATAGCATTCATAAAGGCTCAACAAATACACGAGCATCAAGTTAAAACTGCCTATATTGAGAGTAATAGCTACCAATCTGCAGAGCAATACTTTAACGAAAAGTTTAATAGATAATTAAGAAACAAATAAGAGAAATGGCTAACGAACAGAATTTAAGACCAGCTAAAAAAGGAGAGGTAAGAAATCCTAATGGCAGACCAAGAAAGTTTGTGTCAGCTTTAAAAGAGCAAGGGTACAAAATGAGCGAGGTAAACGATGCTATTCAGGTACTTATGTCTATGACTCTTGAAGAGTTGGCAGATACCTTTAAAAATCCAAACGCAACGATATTAGAAAAGACAGTCGCAAATGCTTTAAAGAAATCACTTGAGAAAGGCAGCTTATATTCTTTAGATACTTTAATGAGTAGGGTATATGGCAAACCAAAAGAAACTGTAAGCCAAGAGGTAACAATTAATACTGTAAATGTTAAGGTGGTAGAAAGTACAATACCTTTAGCAAGTAGCGAGAATGAAATTAAATAATATGGATACGAAACAACGAGTTATTAAAGATGACATAGACAAAGTTAATACCTATCTAAATGAGGGTTGGTATATTGTCAGCATACACACAACAAACACTACAACAATATTCTTACTTGAAAAGGACTTTACCTTAAAATAATGTTCACAACCGGAGTACTTTACAAAGCTAATTTAGACGCCAAAGAGGATATTGTAGTAAATCAAGGAGGTACTTCCTCTGGTAAAACCTACTCTATTCTCCAAGTGCTATTTACTTTTGCAGTAAGTCAGCCTAATTTGGTTATAACTGTAGCTGGTCAAGATATACCTAACTTAAAAGCCGGAGCGTTAAGAGATGCCATTACTATTTGGAGTTCAAGTGAGGAATTAAAGCAATTAGTCAAGGAATATAACAAGTCGGATAGGATATTTTCCTTTCAATCTGGGAGCATAATAGAGTTTAAAAGCTATGATGATGCTCAAGATGCCAAGAATGGTAAAAGGGACTACTTATTTATCAATGAGGCAAACGGGGTGCGTTATGATGTATTTAACGAGCTTTATATGCGTACTAAAGTCAAAACCTATATTGACTACAATCCAAACGAAGCTTTTTGGGTGCATGAAAAGTTATTAGGACAACCAAATGTTAAGTTAATTATATCCGATTATAGACACAATCCATTTATAGACAAGAAGTTAGTAGAGAAAATTGAAAATCTTAAAGAGGTTGACCTTGAATTGTGGAAAGTATATGCACGAGGAATGACCGGCAAAATAGAGGGTTTAGTATTTAGAAACTATACAAGATGCAGCGAAATACCAATAGATGCAGCTTTAGTCGGTTATGGCTTGGACTTTGGTTTTACAAATGATCCTTCGGCTTGTGTTGGGGTTTGGAGGTATAATGGGGAGCTTTATATTAAGGAGTTTGTATATGAAAGGCAATTGACTAATCCAATGTTAGCAGATAAGTTAAAAGAGCAAGGCATTACTTCGGTTATAGCAGATAGTTCCGAGCCTAAATCAATTCAAGAGTTATTTAATTGTGGTATCAATGCAAGTGGGGTAAAGAAAGGAGCTGACTCGGTAAGAGCTGGTTTAAACTTACTCAAAGGCTATAAAATGAATATTACAAACGATAGTACTAATCTATTAAGAGAGTTAGCAAGTTACAAGTGGAAGCAAAAGAATGGCGAAATGCTAAATGAAGTTATAGGAATGAATGACCACGCAATTGATGCTTTAAGATATGTGGCACTTACTTACTTGCAAGGTGGGTTTGGGCAATACTCCTTTTCGTAAGGTACTTTCTATTTTTTACCTATTTAAAATAAACTACAATGACTTGGAATGATGTAACTGTTTACCAATTTCAACAACTGGAGCAGTTAAAAACAGATGACAACTTTGAGGCTATCGTTAAGGTAGTAGCAATTCTATACAACTTGACTGAAAAGCAAGTAGATGCTATGCCTATGAATGAATTTAACAAGAAGTGTAAGGAGATTGAATTTATCTACAAAGAACAACTACCGAGCAAAACTTGTAAGTATATCAAAGCAAATGGCAATGTTTATCGTTTTATTCCAGATATAAGAGAGATAAGAGTGGGTGGGACTGGTAGATATATAACAACTAAATACTTTCAAAGGGACGTAGTCCAAAACTTACATAGGATTGCAGCTTCAATGGTAATGCCACAGAAAAAGAGCTGGTTTGGGTATAGAGATTTGAAATATCAAGACCAAGACCACGATATCTATGCAGATGATTTGTTGAGTGCATCAATCGTAGAGGTTTACGGAATGGTGGTTTTTTTTTGCAAAGTATATCTAAACTGGATGGACAATTCAAAGGACTATTTGGAGAGCCTATTGAAAGCAGCGAAGATG